CTAGTCAGATTGCAGCAAGGCTTTCACAGCCGTAAGAGAGTATTTGCCTCTTATATCTTTTAATTTATGTTTCTTCCGAAGCTTGTCAAATATATGCCAAGATAAGCCGGGTATCCTTTTTTGAAGTTCTGATATGGTTAGCAGCTCATCGCCTTGGGCTGCTAAAACTTTAGTTACTGCATTCTCACATGCCTTTTCGATGACCTGAGCCAATTCGGATGCAGGCATAGAAACAAATTTAACTTCTGTCATGCAGCATCTCCTCCCTTATGTTTACAGCTATTCACCAACTCAGTAATTTTTGTTAACCCATAAGCTGTGATTCGCATATGTAAATGAACTTTCTCCTCACCAGTATTTTTATTTATGATTACTGGTGATGGGCGATTGATAAATATTCCTGCCTCTCGTTTTGTTGAGTACGGTTGTAGACGTCCATGCTCTTCTCGATAAATCCATTTTTTATCAATTAATAGACTTATTAGTTTGCGCTCACCTATACCAATAGTTTTTGCACATTCGCGAATAGTGTATGTTCCATCTGTATTGGCTATAGTTTCAAGCGCTTGCGCTTTTGGCTCTAATAACTCAACCTTTGACTTTGCTGCCGCTAACTCTTTTGTTTTTGACTCTAAAATATTGTTTGCAACTTGAAGTGCCTTAGCCATCAATATTTCTGGTGAATTAACTTCTTGTCCAACAATATACCCACCATTTTTACGAATGCTTGGCAATACATCAGAAGTTATCCACTTCTTAAATTGCTTTGCTTCAGGTTTACGACTTTTAAGTGTTGCGGAATAAAGACCAGATTCACTAATAATCGAAACCTCTTGCTCCCCACCAAGGGTATGCACAATTGACACACCCTTCTCATCTTCATCCAAATGACGAATCATTGCTGATGCAACGCTATATTCCAATACAGTAGCAACATCACTAGCAACAAACCAAATTTCACCATCATTTTTTACAATGGTGCGGACTTCGTTTTGATTGAAGTTAAAAACAGATACATTGTTCATCACTTAATCTCCTCAACCTTTTCAGCAATTTCCTCCAGGATTCTCCACCCATCCAATCTGTGAAGCGGTTCCTGTACTCCACTGGCATCACATTGCTGCTGAACTATCTTTTCAATTGCCACTACAACTTCTCTAGTTCTTGGTACAACAATGTGATTCTCTGGCACCGCCTGAGCTTTGGCTTTTTGCCACAAATCCCATCCATAATTAATTTCGGCTAGGGCAGATAGGTTAATTTCAGTTAGTGGCAAATGAGCATGTAAGCAATATGCATTGGTTGCCTCATCAAATTTGACTATCTTGAAAACCTTGTCACTGTGTTGAGCCTCAAACTCACTTCTTAACTTATTCAAATCTAACATTAGCCTTCTCCTCAAACTCTCAATGGCATCAACAGGCCATGTACGCCGTCCACAAATTCCACATAAGTTGAAGTAGTGGCACCAGATGGATAAAAGAGAGGGGATCGGCAATTAAGAATTTTGGAGCATTTCGCGAAGTTGCTCACATATTCTAAATTCCACTGTACAAACTCTTTAGGGGGTTCGGTCGGTTTAGGAATATCAACACGGCTTATATCTGGAAACTTACCCTCAATTGGACGAAAGAATTCAAACATCCCATTTTCGTAATCCAATAACCAAAATTCATCATCAATTTGGCTTAAAGTGATAGTCTTTACTTTTGGGTTATTACCGACCTTTTTAATAAAAGATTTAACTATTTCAATTGGGATAATCACCTCTATATCTTGAACCTCTGGAGCATCACAGATCAGGGCACAGTGACCATTTGTGGCAGCCATCATTCCATCTTTAACCAACACGCCCATTAAGTAGAACCTTACTTCACGCTGTGCAGCAAAAAGGCTTGTTGCTTGAAGATGCCTATAAGTTAGGGTTACTTGCCTCTTAAAATTCATGGTTGCACCTCTTTGTTGTTTGCAAATACGGTTGCGAATGTGGTTCCAGCAATTTCTGGCAATACGTCTTTAGCTTCTTCAAATGCACGCGCCTTTGCTGCTGCTTCTGAATCTAGTGTCATGGAGTCGTTATACTTCTTCCATTCCTCTTTAGATCGGCGATCCAAGAATCTACCTAGCAAGTGAAGAATCTGTTTAGTTGCATTATTGGTTTTCTTATAGCGAGCATCTGTTTCTATAAGGTCTATAGCTCCAGCTCTAGCCAACTTTAAAAGCTCATCATATGGCAAGCTTTCAAAATCAATTCCAAGTATTTGATCTGCTTTCTTTAGTTCAACATCCTTACTTGGATTGATTAATCTTTGTTTCACATCTTGCGGGCTGATCTTGTGTGCAAGCCCGTTTCGTCTAAAGCGAATTACATTACTCATGATCACGCCTTTAAATGATTTTCAAATTCTTTATAAAGTTGGGTGGCTGCTTTATTCATTTTTCCGTCATACATGATGTGTACGTTTCTAGGAAAAAGTTTGCTGACTGTGGCGCAATAAAACTCCATACGCCCACATGGTCTAACAATTCCGCGATACCCAATCTTTGTAAGCCACAATAAAGACGCCTTAAAAAGAACCTCCCTAGAGAGGTCGGCGTAATTAACGCCGTCCGTCATTTTTAAAACCTTCTGTAAGTGTTTTAGAGATGGCTGCATTCGCTGGAGCTAAATGATTTTGATTTACCTTGACTGCATCCTGGTCGAAACTTAAATTCCCAATAGAAAGTTTCAACTCATCAAATTGATGTTGCCCATTAGTCAATTGAGCAAGTTCGCCGTTGTGATAATCTTGAGATAAATCTGCTTGAGTTTTAGCAATCTCAATCAAGCGAAAGGTTTTATCAAATCCTAACTTGCTTAAATCAAGGTCTTTTAACTTCTCAGCAAGACTTAGTTCAATTGCAGAGAGTAGGGCGTTTATGTCACCCATATCATTTTTGGCTTCACTACGTGCAGTAATGAGGTCATCCACAGTCACGCTTTTGTTTTCTGGAAAAAGTTGTGAACTAGTACGCATGATTATTCCCCTTTATTTTTAAGTGAAGCTAAGCGCTCTTTGTGAGCATCGATTAGAGCTTGATAGCAATCACTTGTTCTACCATCTATCGCCATTAAACTTGCTGTAGTCATGACTGCTGATAGGATCTCAACTTGACGATTAGGCATGGTTTTTTGAAAGTGGATTCTTGCGCTAATAGCATCTCGCAAATCAAAATAAAACTGAGATGACATTGGGATGCACTCCCCAGTAGCATCAATTGCCTGTGCATAGTAATAATGGCAACTATCAGCAGTATTTAACTTGTCTTGCCAAACCATCATTTCTTCATAATTTGGTACAAGTTCCACCAACTGTTTCTGAGACATTTTTTTGATGCGTAAGTTTGTGAGGCGGAATTCATGCTGGTTAAGCCAAACTCGCTCCCACATAGGTACGTTTTCATCTTCAAAATTTAAAAAAGAGGTATCAAAGGCACCTGCGGTAATGTAGTAATCCACTTCTGGATTTTCACTTTTCAAGCTTTCTCGCTTTCTTTCTGCTTGATCAAGATGAAAGAAAGGGCGATTAATTATTCCAAATGGGTAAATTTCTTTGCCTTCTGCTTGGATTGAAAAGTGATGGCAGACTTCTTCATCAACCATCCATGCATCTATTTGAGCAAGCAATTTTTCAAGAGTTCTACTTTTGTTGGTTGAACGAAGGTGTGAATTAATACTGTTTTGTTGACTAGTATCTGTGATTTGGTTCATAATGTGACCACTCAAGAGTTGCTTGTCCCGATCCTCGACCAAAATTTTCAGGACAATGACTTACCTTAAAAGACCAGAGCATTGACTCTGGTTTTCCTGTTTGTAAAATGAATCAATCATTTTGTGTAATTTAAGATAAATCATTTTGTTTGATGCAGTCAAGATAATTTTAAATCATTTTGATTAATTTTTTTGATTAATAAAAAAGCCCGCAATTTGATATGCGGGCTTTTTTTGTGCCTTGATTTTTTAATCTAAGTAAATATTCTGCATTGCAATCACTGGATATTCATTAACATGTTTGCTTGGTGGAACAATGTCTGTAACAGCAACTATCGCCTCAACATCTTCCATCTCAATTGTCATTCTTGATTCGCCATTCACGGCTAAAAGATGCAATACATCATTAACTATACCTATAAATTCCTTGATAGTTCTACGTCCGTCTTTCAACTGAACCTCAACAAACTCAGTGGGTGTTGGTGTTGCATCGGGGTCGCAAACCACATACCAACCATTTCGTATTGCGGGATACATAGAATCACCCGTACCCTTTACTGCATAAGCATTTGGACCGGCTGTAAGAGAAGGTACATAACCATCACCACCGTTACCCAAGTAACCCATTTCAGTGTAATAGCCATCCATTCCCATTCTAGAGTAGGACTTCACAGGAACCCATCCTCCGCGCTTTACAGTAGTTGGAATTGTTTCATTTCTAACACTATCAATGTATGGGGAGCCAGTCCCCGTAAGAATCCACCCAAGATCAATTTTAAACTTAGTAGAAATATTAAAGGCACCGATTTTGGAAATTCCACGATTTTCCCAGTTATAGATAATTTGAGGTGATTTATCTAAAGCGGCTGCCAACTCAGAACCAGTTAATTTTGTGACTTGATAAACACGTTGCATTGTTGGGTGAATTTGCTTCTTTTCCATGGCTCTCTCGGGAAGGCTAAGAATTAATTGCGGCAAATGATAACACATTTTGTGTAAATCAAAACGATTGATTGATTTTTTTGTTTGTGTATACTAAATCAATCAAAATGATTTATTTCGAGGTGCTAATGAGTAGTATCCAAAAAGATAGAGAGCTAATCGACAAGCATGGAGGTGCTACTGCGCTAGCTCAAACTTTGGGCTACCACGTTCAGCGTGTTCAAAACTGGAAAATTAGAGGCATTCCAGCCAAAGAGAAATTTAAACACCCCGAACTACTCTTAGTCGATTTTATTCCAACACCAAAGAAATAAAAACCGCCATCTGCTGTAACAGATAGCGGTCTGAATATCGTATTTGGAGCGAACCAAAATGAATGAACCAATAATAGCACAAAATTCAATCTGTGCAAGCCCATATGATGATGAGGATCAAGTCCTTACTCAATGGCAAATTGATCATGACGCATATGCAGACTCAATAGCTGAGTACAAGGAATCTCGCAAAGAACTTGAAAAGGCTTTGGGCGTTCAAAAAGATTTCAACAAAACTTCCCATCCAATTGGGGAGGTTATAGCGGACCTGCAAAAACATGCTCACCTATATGCACTTTTGAATCGATTTGAGAGCGCTGTAATCAACCGTCTAAGAGCAAAGGATAAGTTGTAATGCACTACTACGAGCGAAATATTGGTGATTATTACCGCAAGGCTGGAAGATTAAACATTTTGCAGCATGGGGTTTATAACTTGCTCATGGATGCCTGTTACGACCGTGAATCGTTCCCAACGCTTGAAGAGGCTATTGAATGGGTATGGGCGGAAACTGAGGAAGAAATTGACGCTGTTAAATTTGTACTTAAGAAGTTTTTCAAATTAAATGAGGACGGGGTTTATGTGCAAACACATATTGAGGAAGAGTTGTGTCGCTACAGAGAGTATTGTGCAAAGCAATCTGAAAATGGCAAAAAAGGTGGACGTCCAAAAAAAGCACCTAAATCAGATGAATCTGGAAAAAATGGCTTTAAAAATGAAAGCCAAGACAACCCAAATGAAAGCGAATTAAACCCAGAAAAACCCAAAGAAACCCAAATAAAGCCTAAACCATCTAACCATCTAACCAACGAACCATCTAACCAAGAAAATAATATATGTCCGCCTAACGGCGAACCTATGTCTGCTGAAAAGCCTAAAGAGAATTTCAAAAATGAGATTCAAGAGGTTTTCGAGTTTTGGAAAGTGACGTTTAACAAGAATAATCGAACCGTTCTTGATAACCCGCGCAAATCCAAAATTCAAGCAAGACTCAAAGAGGGTTACACGGTTGAAGATATCAAGACGGCTATTGTTGGGTGCTCTAAATCTCAATTCCATATTGAGGGCAATCATACTGATCTAACGCTAATTTGCCGCGATGCAACCAAGCTTGATCACTTTCTTGCCATGTCTAATCCAGCACAGGTAATAGCATGTCCTCAAATTGAGGATGTGCAGACCATTCCTGCTCAATACAAGGTAATTGAGGGGGATTGGTAATGTCATTTAATTCAAATATTCATGATGTGAACATGGAGCAATGTGTTCTTGCGGCTTTAATGGCTACATCCTTGTCACTTGAGTCTATTGGTCAGGAGTTGGATGCAGAATGTTTTTACTCAGATCGTCATCAACAAATATACAAGGCAATCGTAGAGCTTTCTGAAAGCAACCATCCTTACGATGTGGTTATGGTTAGTAACTACTTAAAGGGCAAAAATGTTTTGCATTTGATGGGTGGTGAGGATTATTTGATTCAGCTTATGCAGGATGCGCCAAGTAGTTTTTACAATGCTGAAAGTTATGTAACTCAATTAAAAAAACTCAAGACGCACCGAAAAATTGAGCAAATTGGTTTTCGCATTGCCGCAATGGCTAAAGACACTACAGTGCCAGACGCATTCATTGAAGCTGAAAATCTTTTGAGTCAAATCGATAAAACAGAAGATGGCGATATGGGCGCAAGCTTTGGTGATGCATTGACTAGCGCATTGGCGCAAATGATAGAGAAATCAGAGAAGAAAGCTAAGAATCAATTATCTGGAGTTAGATTCAATCTTGTAACGCTCGATAAGATGCTTGGCACAGTACAAAACGGTCATTTTTGTGTTGTTGGAGGTCGTCCTGGTTCTGGTAAATCAACTCTGGCACAAATGATGGCAATTGATACTGCTATGGTTAAAAAGGAGGGGGTTCTTTTTATATCAGCAGAAATGGATAAAGAGACACTCTCAAACAGAATGTTTAGTTCACTTAGTTCTATTCCATATGACAACTTGCACAATGCAACACTTTATGACGGATTACTAAAGGAATATGCAAGGTATCGAGAGGTTTACAGCGGTCTACCAATTTGGATCGAACCAAAGCAGAAACCAAGCATAAGTGAGGTTAGAGCCTACGCGAGAAGAGCAAAGCGCCGTTTTGCCAAAGCAGGTACCAAACTTGGCTGCATCATTGTTGATTATCTTCAGCTTGTAAGAGATCCAAGCAAAAAAGACCGCTTTCAAGAAGTTGGCTCTATTAGTCGTGAACTTAAATCTATGGCTAAGGAGTTTGAATGCCCGGTTGTAGCGCTCGTTCAATTAAATCGTGAATCAGAAAAAGGTAAGAAACCGAAAGCTTCTGACATTAAGGAATCAGGGCAGATCGAGCAAGATGCAGACCAGATCATCCTTGTTAATCCATTAACTGATGACAAAACACTTCAACCTCTCGGGGTTACAGAATTAATTATTGCCAAAAACCGACACGGGAAAAGGGGGGCAGTCCGAGTTCAAGAGCATTTAGACATGTGTAGATTTAAAGCCATTCAGGAGCTAGAAGAATGAAAACATTCCTAATCATTATGACCGTTATCTGTATTGCTACTTTTATGGGACTGGTTGTAGCTGCAATAGCTGCAAAGCTGCACCAGTTTTCAGGAAGTCTAGCTAAATTTCGTTTTTCTTTGGCTTTCATGGATATCACTTTTTTCTTTTTATGTATATCGGCTCTAGCTGTATTTGATGGGGGTAAGTATCTGGCGTTCGCTCATTTAACTCAATTTTTGTTGTCTTTATACCTAATTTTTTACCGTTCTAATAAGTGGGAGCGCAGCCAATGAAACCAGAACAGTTTATTCGTGAGAAAGGTTTGGATAAGTGTGGAGACGAGTTTGAACAGCATTTTTTAAGCCTTCCTTTTTCTAATTCCGAGGCTGCCCAAAAGTGCTTGGATGCGTGTGATTTTGATGTCAAACAAAATGCTTTCATCCCTAATGCTAAGTGGTTTAACAACAATGATGTTGATGAGGGCGTTATTTATTGCTGCATGCTTAACACCGCATATATGTCTTTTCTGAAGCAGCAAGCGAAAGTGGAGGGGCTTAAAGCCACGATAAAAGGCAATCATGGATGCATAGCAGAACTTGAACGCTTAAACCGTGTAAAGGCTCAGGCTATTCTCGATTTACATCAAGAAATTAAAGAGCTTAAAGCATCTCATCACGGTGAAGTGATTGGTCATGAGGTTCACTTAAAGAATATCAAGCAAGAGCGTGACGAATTGCAAACCCTGTACACCCAGCAAGGCATAAACATGTTTAAGCTGCAAAAGCGGGTGGATGCAGTAATTATCGAAATTGAAAATATGTATTTATCAGGTGCCATTGGTTTTGACACGGTTAAGAAGTTAGAGCAAGCGCTCAAGGGTGGTGAGGCATGAATGAAAAATGGACCTACAAAGAGATGATGGCTCTGCGTTGTGCATATAACCATGGTGTAAGAACTCCAGAAACACGAGCGGCAGCTTGCCTGTATGTGAAGTTGGGTAGAAATAAATTATTAGATCAATTCAAGAAAGAAAGTGAAGCGAAAGGCAAGGTGGAATGATGAATAATAAACCGCATGTATTACAAGCTTGTAACTGGAAGAAGTACACAATTGAGAATTGGTTAGAGCAATTTGGGGCATGGATTAATGAAGATAACGCTGAAACTTATTTGGGTACACGTAACACCTTAACTTACTTGATTGATTCTGTGGAGGGCGTAAAGCGTGATGCAAGAAAGCGCTCATTGCCACAGTGCAAAATCTCTACTGATGAGGCGAGAGCTGTAAGTGGATTATTGCGTGATTTACGAATGAACCCAAACCCTACATTACAAGAATGGCTAGATTTTGTAGTGTTGTATTACGTGCATGGGTTGAGTGAGGAAACTATTGCTGACATTAGCAAATGCTCACGTAACGCCGTGAGACAAGATTTAAAGTGTGGTATTGCCTATATTGTTGGGCAACGTAATACATTGCGGAGCAAATTAACCGAAAAACAGGCCAAAGTAAGAAAACCAAAGAAAACCCTTGACTTGGCGCCAATAGTTCTTTAAATTCGTGATAAGTGGTACGAAGTATAAGCAAGTGTCACTGATCTTAAAGAAGCTCGCCAAACGGTGGGCTTTTTGCGTTTCTGGAGAATCGAAAATGGGCAACACATGGCACGCTGATCAAGAAAAACTAGAATTACGGCCAGACGAAAAACCTTTAAATTGCCCATTTTGTGGATCTGATTCAATTTGTACAGATTCTTCACATTATGGAAAACCAGATGAAGACGGCTCTATAGCATGGGATGCTTTCACATGGTGTCATGATTGTGGATCAAAAGGCCCTAGTGCTTGGGCGATGATCGCTTGGGATGAAAGTTTTCATTACGACACTGCTTATGAAGAAAGATCAGTTGTTAATTATGCTATTCTCCAGTGGAATACACGCAAATAAGTTTTATTAATCTCGCGAGAGGTGTTTTATAAGCACACCTCTCTTTTAGCCGAACGGATTACGGCGCATGAAGCCCTGCCAAATACTAGTTATTGGCGGGGCTTTTATTTTTTCGGGGGGTATATGAAAGCTAAAAAACTTTTAGAGAAGCTTGGTGCTAAGGGAATTAAAAAGATTCTTGAGAGTGCACACCAAGAAGCTGTTTATTTTGTGGATGAATGGAATGAGCATTTTAAGGTACATGGGTTTTACACAGATAAGTGTATTGTCGGTGTTCACAATCCACATTCACACTACAAATTGTCAGAATTAAAACAGGCATTGGGTGGCGAACATGGATACAAGCGAAGCTAAGAAAAATCTAAACAAATATTCGGATGAATTAAGCCGCTACCAGAACTTGTCTCGCACCGGGTTAAGCCGTGAAGAAATGCTTGTTATAGATCGAATCATCATTCGACTGAAAAACAAGATTAACAATTTACAGTCCATGTTGAATGCGTGACTCCAAACGATTAGCCGAAGTACGCAAGCTGCCATGCATGAGATGTGGTGCACCAGCACCAAGCCAAGCCGCGCATTCTAATTCTAGTAAAGACGGTAAGGGCAGATCCATTAAGGCTTGCGACTCTAAAACTGTTTCTTTGTGTTTCTCCTGTCATCATTTGTTTGATACCTACCAACTAGGCAACAGGCAGGAAAGCGAAGACTTATTTAATAAGTGGCTTAAGCGAACCAACGCAATGCTTGAGTCAGATAAAGAATTATTTTGAATTATAAATAACCCAAACAAACCCATTAAAAGCGGTGGGTTAAGGTATAGGTGGGAATATGGAACCAGCAACCTTCCCAATCAATAGTTATTCAGGAATTGTTCAGGTAATTAACTATCTGAACAATAACCACTCCAAAGCAGCCGCAGAAGGTAAACCTTTAGTCGTTAGAATCAATCAGAAGGAAGACGACAGGAGCGCCGCACAAAACCGGCTTTACTGGGCTTGGCTTGAGCAGATCAAGCAAAAGACCGGTAACTCAAAGGATGATCTTCATTTACTTTTTAAGAAAAAGTTTCTTGCAAGGATCTATGTTGAAGGTCGGCAAGAGACTGCAGAAAAGTACATGGCTTTGCAGAACTTTAAAGATGTTATTCAAGCATTCGATGGACCTAAGCGCCGTCAACTTGAAAAGGATTACCAAGTTTTGGTCAATACCTTCATTAAAGACCATCTGCAAAGCAAGAAGGCCACCATTAAAGAATTCACCAAATATCTGGATAAGATCAACATCTATGCACATAGAGACTTGGGCGTGATGTTGATTATCCCGGATGACCTTAAGTGGTGTTATCAAAATGAGCAATGATTCAAATTTGCAAGACGTGGTGCTTAAGCTGATAGAGCAAACAAACAAGCTTATTGACCAAAACAATAAGCTGACTGATCACAACAATAGACTGATCGAACAGAATAGCTTACTCGTTCAAATCAATGCAGAACAATCCGCTCAGTTATCCGAAGTTCTATTAATGCTTGAAGATAGTGAACCAGCACAACGGTCAGGATCATTAGATGGGTGATGTTATGAGCACAAGTGAATGTATTAGCTTTCAAGAGGCAGTAGAGATTGGGCTTCAGAAAGCAGCGGATAGTGAAAGAATAAAGGCTGAGGTTCAAAGCATTTTACAAGAGTTGAATTCAGTAGCTGCAAAAGCAACTAACAGAAATTTCATTTTATTTGATTTGTCTGAACCGGAAGTTAAACAACTGTCACCTCTTAAATTTGACTTCAATAACTATAGCTTTCCTATCGCCGTAAGGTGTGGAGCATTAGAAGTTGAATGCAATAGCATTTGTGAACTTGTTGAGTCAATAAAGCAATTTCTAAGATCAGCCTATTTTGGTGACTTTATAAGGATGAATATCAATGCCTAGAATTGTATCGGTTATACCGCCTAAAGATGACTCCAACATTACTAAAGCACAGGGTACAAAAATATTGCTTGATAATGGCGAGTACCTACGATGTGTCCACAAAATCACTTTAGTAGCAGAAGTTGATTCGCCGTGGAAAGCAATCATTGAAGTGTACCCATCTAATCAAGAGCAAATTAATGCATTGCTTGCAGATGTTGAGGTTATTAAACGTGACCAAGAATACAACCGCTTGGATGAGATTGAAAAGGAAATCCAGCAACTACAAGACGAGAAGGTGCTCATTGAACGCAAACACCGTCCAGAAGTAACAGGGCTTTCAATAGCTGGTGTAGCGAATGTACCAATGGAAGGGACTTTCTTGGTTGATAAAGGTGAGAGAGTTTTAAAGCCGCCTAAGAACGATGCTTTAACGGAGTTCCTTAAAAACAACCCTTCTCATTCAACAATCATTCCACCAGTAACAGGGCTGGTGAAAGATGAACAGGGTATTGTTCGCACCGTTCCAGATTCCAAAGGTGAGCAAGATGATTCAGAAGAGCATTATTAATAATCGCTTGGGGTTTATGGATTAGATGGTCTTGAACAGCCGCATTTAATTATTGAGCCAGAAACTCCAGAAGTCCAGCGTAAACAATTGGAACTCCGTTTAGTTAGATTGATCCAAGAATATCAACGCAAGGGTTTAGATATCGATTGGATATCAATTGACTTACTTAATGGTGTAGATGCGCGAGTAAACTTAAATGAAACTCCAAACATTCAAGAACAAGTTACAGACGCTACAGGCACCCGCACAAACCCAGAAGAACTCTAAACAAAACAATTGGGGTTCTGGTCGTGGTGGTCGTCCGTGGCGCCGTCTTAAAGCCAAGATCCATTTACGTGATGAGTGGACCTGTCAATGTTGTGGCATTGTCACTAAAGACTTAGAACTTGACCATATTGTCAATGTGGCAAGAGGTGGAACGGATGATGAATCCAACCTCCAATCTCTTTGTGTTCCATGCCATAAAAAGAAAACCCTACAGGAGAGCCGGCAATGAAATGCATAACAATTGAGCGCACAGTTGATGCTTGGCATGTTGAGGCGCTTTTAATAAGAGCAAAAGAAGATTTTTCAACATTGCCTGCATGGGTAAAAAAGATGCACCAAGAAAACAAGTTTCTTATTGGTGGCAGTTCCATTCGTGTTCACACTAGAGACTACATAGAAGAGCTGGATAAGCAGCATGTTTTATTTCGTCACGATAATGGTGATGTGGAAGCTCTGCTTATAGATCAATTCTATAGACTCTATAAAGATCCTATATGCGGGTAAGGATTGCTAAATGATTACTAATGATTTTGCTAAAGGTGATGTGGTTGCTTTGCAGGGTGCTTGGACTGACCTTATGACAGTTGAAAAGGTAGAGTGTGGGAAGGTTTATTTCACATCGGGTGACTATGCAGATTCAAGCAAGGTCCGGTATGCAGAACCTGAAGAGATAGAAGCGGGTTGTAAGCTTTATTAAATATATTTAGGATGCACCAAAATGATGCACAAAAATCCAGCAGGCAGGGGGGAGGTCAAAAGTTCCAAGCCCTTCGCCGTTGGACACCGCCCCCCCTCTCACTTATAAAAAAATTTCCCCTTTCATTAAAAGTTAAAGCAAAAGTTAAAGGTGATCCAATGGCATTAACCGAGAAAATGAAAAAGTTTGCTCGCGCCATTGTTGATGGTGCCACAAACAAAGAAGCTGCTATTTCAGCAGGTTACGAAGAAAAGACAGCTTCACAGCAAGGTTCAAAATTAAGAAATAATTCTGAAATTATTATCTACATCGAAAAGTTAAAGGCTGAAAAAGAAGGCCGAACTTTAACTCCTGAGAAACCAAAAGTTAAAACTGAAAATAGTGGTGAATATGACAATCCTTTGAATGACGACGACTATGCAAAGGATGACCCACTTCAATTTCTAATCGATGTCATGAACAAAAGTGACGACATGTTCTTGCGCTTCAATGCAGCGAAAGCAGCCCTTCCATACGTCCACGGCAAAGTAGCTGAAAAGGGCAAGAAAGAAACCAAAGCAGAAACTGCAAGAGAAGGTAGTAAATCAGGAAAGTTTGCAACTTTAGATAATCAATTACCTAGTTGAGGTGAATATATGTTTGGAATGTTAGAAAGTTTGACCAAGGCAGCAGTTTCTGTGGCTGTCGCTCCTGTAACTGCTGTAGTTGATGCAGTAATGATTCCTATTGATGTAAGTGAAGATGGTGAAGTTTTTCAAAGAACTAAATCAACCCTTAACAATGCAGCAGAAAACTTTAGCGATGCTGTGAAGCCAGAGAACAAAAAATAATTATGCCGCCTTCGGGCGGTTTCTTATTTGATAGCCAATTGTAATGTCTACAGTGTTGCGCAGCATGGGGATGGACACACCCTCAGTTGGCTATCAAATAGGTTGTATATCAAGGTAAATTTATGACCGCAATGCTTCCAGAATGGACAACCGCTTGCCCAGACTGGGAGGAGCGTATTGTTGCTAAAAAGTCGCTCATGCCATGTGAGCCATTATTTCCACAAGTTGCAGATGTTGCTGAGCGCATATTTAAAGAACTTATTCTTGTCGATGTGATGGGTAGCCCTAAGATGGGCGATGTCACATTGGAATGGGTAATCGAGTTTGTTCGTGCAATCTTTGGCGCATATGATCCAAGCACAAAGCGCAGATTAATTCGTGAATTCTTTCTTTTGATTTCGAAGAAGAATACTAAATCTACGATTGCCGCCGGCATTATGCTTACTGCATTAATTCTTAATGATCGACAATCTGCCGAACTAATTATTCTTGCGCCTACTAAAGAAGTTGCTGATAACTCATTTAATCCAATCCGGGATTTCATACGCGCAGATGAAGAATTAAGTGAAAGATTTAATGTATCTGAGCACACAAAAACAGTTACGCATCTAGGTACCGGAGCAACACTTAAAGTTATTGCAGCAGAATCTAACGCTGCAGCTGGTAAGAAAGCTTCAATCATTTTGATAGATGAGGTCTGGCTCTTTGGTAAACGTGCCAACGCCGAGTCAATGTTCCGTGAAGCAAAGGGCGGTCTAGCATCTCGCCCAGAAGGTTGCGTGATTTATCTGTCTACCATGTCAGATGAAGTGCAATGTGGTGTGTTCAAGCAGCTTTTAGATTATGCACGTGATGTGCGTGATGGGATTAAAGAGGATAAGGGGTTTTTACCGCTTGTTTATGAGTTCCCAAAACATTTAGTTGAAGCAGGTGAGCATTTAAAGCCTGAGAACTTTTACATCACAAACCCCAACTTGGACGCATCGGTTGACCTTGAGTACCTGATTTCAGAGTTTAAAAAAGTTCAAGATGCAGGCGAGGAATCGCTTAGAGACTTCTTGGCTAAGCACTTAAACATCGAAATCGGCATGAATCTTCGCGCTAACCGGTGGGCTGGTGCTGAATACTGGAACAAGCAAAAGCATGTTTTCGGATTAGATCAGATCATTGAGCAGTCTGAAGTCATCACAATGGGAATCGATGGCGGTGGGTTGGACGATTTGCTAGGGTTCGCTGTACTTGGCAGATTGAAAAAAGACCCACGTATCTGGTGGCTCTGGAATCATGCATGGGCAAATAAAACAGCTTTAGAACGACGCAAGGAAAATATTCCTAAATACCAAGACTTTGAAAAAGAAAACGCATTAACAATCGTTGATCGTGTTGGTGATGACATTGACCAGCTTGCAGCAATTGCCAAGAAAGTTTATGACAGTGGCAAGCTAAATAAAATTGGCCTTGATCCACTTGGATTAGGTGGTTTGCTGGATGGCTTGCTTGAGGGGGGAATACCTGAAGATTCTATGTTCGCGGTACCGCAGGGCTTTAAGTTGCAAGGCTATATTTTGACGACTGAGCGCAAGCTTGCAGAAGGAAATCTATACCATGCCGGGCAACAAATGATGACTTGGTGTGCTGGTAATGCTCGAGTGGTCATGGTTGGCAATGGTATGCGAATTACCAAGCAAGACTCTGGCATAGGCAAGATTGATCCACTGATTGCCACGTTTAATGCGGTTGCACTTATGAGTCTTAATCCTGCGACTAAGAATTTAGACATTGATGATTATTTAGAGGATGTCGTGATAGCATGAGCGATCTACAAGACGCGGGTTTTTGGTCTCGTTTCTGGTCACGATTGACTGGAAGAACTCAATTGAAAAAAGGTGATACTTCATATCCATTTGATAGTTATATGTCTTCAGGTGGTGCTGTAGTTTCACCAGAAACAGCATTAAAACTATCGGCTGTATGGGCATGTGTGAAGCTTAGAGCTGAAACAATATCTACTTTGCCTCTACAACTCTATGACAATGAAAAACGAGTAGCCACCAATCATCATTTGTACCGAATTTTGCATGATTCGCCGAATGCTGACATGTGTGCTAGTGAGTTTTGGCAGGTACAAAGCGCTTGTTTAGACTTGTGGGGCAACTCATACAACCTAATCACAAGGCGTTCAAATGGTGAAGTGATAGCGCTGGAGCCTCTTTTCCCAAGTGAAATGATTGTAAAGCGCAACAAATCAGGCTCAATTGAGTTTCATTACACTGAAAATGGGAAAACAACAACCTATTCGGAAGACCAAATCTTGCATTTTAAGGGTTTTACTCTTGATGGGCTTGTTGGTTTATCTGCTATTCAGTTTTTTGCTCAAACTATAGGCATGCAGTTTGATGCAAACAATCAAGCACAAGATTGGTTCAAAAATGGCTTAAAAGTAGGTGGCTTTCTTGAAACAGGCGAGCAAACGCTAACAAAAGAACAGCGCCAACGAATGCGTAATAACTTAGCTGAGTTTAGCCGACCTGAAAACGCAGGAAGGTACATGGTGCTTGAAGCTGGTATGAAGGTTTCAGGCGCAAGTAGCATCCGTATTAACCCAGTGGACGCTCAATTATTGGAGTCTCGTTACTTCGGTATTGAAGAAATCTGCCGTGCTTTTGGGGTTCCACCTCAACTAATTGGGCACACTAATAAGGCAAGTTCATGGGCATCTAGCCTAGAGCAAACAAATCAGGGATTTTTGACTTATGCACTTAACCCTCAATTAGTGCGTTATGAGCAAACAATCGCTCGTAAGCTACTTTTGCCTCAAGACAAATACAAATACCGTCCTAAATTCTCGGTAGATGGTTTGCTGCGCTCTGACGTAGCTAAGCGTGGTGATTTCTACGTAAAAATGACGCAGAACGGTTTAATGACGAGAAATGAAGCGCGAGAGTTGGAGGATTTGCCAGCATCCACAGATCCAGCGGCCGATAAACTCACGGTACAAATGCAGATGGTGCCACTTGGAGAAAATCAGGGGAATCCTCAATGACTAGAAAAAGTTTTAATTTAGAGATCAAAGCCGTCCAAGAGGACGGTTTTTTTTCGGGCTATGGTGCCGTATTTGGAAATATTGATTGGTATAACGACGTAATTTTGCCGGGTGCATTTACAGCATCCATCGCCAAATGGCGCGCCAAAAATAAGATGCCGCCTGTTCTTTGGAACCATAACGATAGTGAACCTATTGGTGTCTACACAAACATCTATGAAGACGAAAAAGGCCTTTATGTTGAAGGCAAGTTACTTATAGATGACGTCCCAAGAGCCAAGTCTACTCATGCACTTTTAAAGGCTGGCGCTATAGACGGCCTAAGCATTGGCTACTCAACCAAAAAGGCTAATCAACAGACAAATGGCGTTCGCGAATTGGTTGAAGTTGACCTTAGCGAAATCTCGATTGTCACTCAGCCTGCAAATGAGCGCAGCCTCATCACTTCCGTTAAGTCCAAATTAGATGATGGCGAACTGCCAACATTACCAGAATTTGAAAAATTCTTGAGAGAGTCAGGATTTTCAAAAAACCAAGCTACTGCAATCGCTAGCAAAGGCTTGCGTTCTCTTCTGAGCGAGTCAGAGGAAGAAACCAAAGAAGCGAAATCAATTTCTAATGCTTTAAATATTTTAAAAGGAGTCAGCAATGTCTGAACAAAACCTAGAACAACTCGCTCAAGAGTTTAAGAAACACGTAGACACCGTTAAGGGTATTGCCGAAGAGTTTAAAGGCAAGCGTGAACATGGCGACAAAATTTCAGAAGATGCAAAAAACAAAGCAGATGAAGCCATTACCAAATGTAATGAGACTAAAGCTCGTTTAGATGAGCTAGAGCAAAAAATGGCGCGTCGACCAAATGACCAGCCTACTGAGCAAAAATCTTTAGGACGTCAATTTGTTGAATCTGAGCAATTTAAATCCCTCGTTGGATCAGCAGGTCAACGTGGTAAAGCTAACTTAGAAATTAAAGCCACCATTACCTCTGCAACTACGGATACGGCAGGGGCAGCAGGCGACTTGGTCCAAACTACACGAATTCCGGGGATTATTGCTCCACCTGACCGAAAGCTAACAATTCGCGACCTTCTAATGCAGGGCCGTATGGATGGAAATGCACTTGAATACGTGCGTGAGACTGGCTTTACAAATGGCGCTGGTATGGTAGCTGAAGGAACTAAAAAGCCTGAGTCTGACCTTAAGTTTGACCTTGTAAGTACAACTGCCAAAGTTATCGCACATTATATGAAAGCTTCGCGTCAGATCCTTGATGATGCTTCACAATTGCAGTCATACATTGATGGCCGTTTGCGTTATGGATTGGCTTTCAAAGAAGAGCAGCAAATTCTTAATGGTGACGGTACTGGTCAGAACTTACTTGGGATTATTCCTCAAGCGACTGCTTATGTTCGTCCTACAGGTGTAACACCATCACAAGAAACGATCATTGATACTTTGCGTTATGCAATGCTCCAAGCGATTCTTGCTGAATATCCTGCAAGTGGCCATGTTCTTAACCCGATTGACTGGGCAAGCATTGAAACTCTGAAAGACACAACTGGTCAATACATTATTGGTAATCCACAAGGTACATTAAACCCTACTTTATGGGGCCTTCCAGTTGTAGAAACTCAAGCAATCACAGCAGGTAAGTTCTTGACTGGTGCATTCTCAATGGGTGCTCAGATTTTCGACCGTTGGTTATCACGTGTTGAAGTTGCAACAGAGAACGAAGATGACTTTGTTAAGAACTTGGTCACAATCCTTGCCGAAGAACGTCTAGCTTTAGCTGTTTATCGTCCAGAGGCATTTGTATATGGCGACTTAAAACCTGTTGTTACACCTTAATTGGATAGGGGCGAAAGCCCCTTTCTTTTAGGAGATTGAAATGAAGTATGAAGTTAAGCGTGAACATTTTGGCGATCAGTTTTATAAAACTGGTGACACTCGCGAGGCTGATCCAGCAACAGTAAAACATTTGCTAGATAAAGGCGTTTTGGCAGAACCACAAGAAGAAAAGAGGCCAGTTAAAATCACAAAACAGGTGAAATCAGAATGATCACACTCGAACGAGCTAAGTTGCAATGTCGAGTTGATCACGATGATGAGGATGTGCTTTTTCTTGAATGGATAGCTCAAGCCGATGAAGAAATAGCGATCGACATCGACCGAAAAATTATTTCAAATGAGTCAGAAAGAACTTCTGAAACGGACATTGTGGACTGCAAGAAGTTAGATAATGCCCGGTTGATATTTATTGAGTATAAGTACAGCCGAAGTCTAGAAGGAAAACCTCAAGCATATTGGGATATTTTGCAGCCTATTAGAGAAATGGGGGTCTAATATGCCCAGCATTACTCCAAAACTAAAGCACCGCATCACAATTCAGAAAGCCACTCAAACCCAAGATCAAAAAACAAGTAAATTAATTACCTCATGGTCTAATTTTGCCACTATTTGGGCAGAAGTTACTGATCTTTCAACCCGTGATGTTATTGCGGCCAAAGCAGCCAATAGCTCTATACAGGCCCGTGCTAAGGTGCGATATAGCAGCACAACAAAACAAGTTGATAGCACAATGCGGGTACTTTTTGATGGGTACTATTACAAGATTGATGGAAACCCGATGCGAGATCCTGACTCACGCCGTGAGTATTTAACCATCAACTTATCTACAGGCGAAAAAGCATGGAATGGGTGATTTATGGCTACTCAAATACATGGCTTGGAGCCTGCATTAAGACGAATGCGGGCAATTGGTAATGAAAAGACTGTAAAACGTATTGCCCGTAAAGCGATGCGGCAGGCAATGAACATTGCTCGGGATGAAGCCCGTCAAAAAGTTAAACGTTTAGATGATCCCACCACTCCTGAAAAAATTTGGAAAGAAATTGTGGTTCAAAATGGCCGGAGTAGAAATAAAAACACTTTGGTTATGCGCGTGGGAGTGCGTGGTGGTGCACGTATCCCATATACAAACAATGCTCAAAATAGACGTGCTGGGCGTGTTGGTCAAACTTACCAAGCGGACGGACGAGTCTTTTACTGGCGATTCCTTGAGTTAGGCACAAGTAAACAGCCTGCTACTCCGTTTTTACGCCCTGCTTTATACGAAAACATTGAACAGATAACAGATAAGTTTGTTCAAGTATTTAATTTTGAACTCAGTGTGGTTTTAGGTGAAGCTTAATGATTGATGTTCCAATTTTTAAATTAGCCAGAGCAGATTCAGCGGTTAAGGCTCTACTTGAAAGCGATGGAATTTTGCGAGTCTGGAAGTTTGGAAGTGCTCCAGATGAGCCACAAGCGCCATATGTGACATGGCAAACAATTTCTGGTGATTCAAATAGCAACCTTGATTCACGTCCTGTTTCAGACAATGCAATTATTCAAATTGATGTATATGCAACTGATGAGGATGTTGTTGATCAGGTTGCAAAAGCAATTCGCTTCGCAATTGAACTTGATTGTTATGTGGTTCGTTATGGCGAGGCAGATAAGGACCCCGTAACAGGAATGCCTCATTATTCTTTTGATGTTAGCTGGATCGTAAACCGCTAATAAAACTTAAACCATATTTTCACTTAGCACCCATTTCGGGTGCTTTTTTTATGCCTAAAATTAAGGAGCGCTCTTAATGGCTAATGTTAAAACTCAAAAAACACAGTTATTTACTGTGTTAAATGGTCAAGTGGTTCGTTTTGTTTGCTCTAAACGGATTGACTTGGGGCAAGATTCATTTCAAAAAATTGATGTAACTTGTCTTGATGCAGAATCAAAACAGTATGTTCGCGGTATGCGTGATCCTGGTGAAGGTGCAATAGAAATCGATTACGATGATACGAACACCAGTCATGACAAGTTAATTGAAATTGCCGAATCTGGAGAGATTTTAGAGTGGCATGTTGGTTCGGGTCATGCTTCCACCGCTCCAACTTATGATGCTATTACCGGTATTGATTTGCCAGAGGATCGTACGTGGTGGTCATTCAAGGGTTATATTAATCCTGCTGCACCTAATGCATTTGAAGTCGATTCTGTAGTTGGTTATTCATTCACATTGATTCGTACTTCTGGCGTAACTGCAACTAAACGCACGGTGAATCAATAATGGCTAAGATCAGCATTACAGACTTAAAACAGAGTGTAACTACTCTAAACGTTCCAGTTAAAAAAGCCGTCAAGTGGAATGTTGAAGCGACTGAAAGTAATATTGGGTCACTTAAAAAATTGACGAAAAACAATTCATTAGAGCTTGGTGATATTGTTGAGCTTGAAGCTGATATTTTTGTTAAAAAAATGAACTTCAAGGAAAGTCGCGAGGCATCCAAAGCAATTGAATGGGATCTTAATTATGAGAATCTTGAGGATTCAAAGGTTAAGAAAATCGATTCAACTCACATGCAAGCTGCTCAATTACTTGGTTCAATTTGCTCAGATCAAAAGGGAACACCTTTTTTCTCAAGTGTTAATGACATCTATAAAGCAGAGCCTAGTTTAATAAATGCTATGTATGCTGCTGCTGATGAAGTTAATAATTTTTTGGGAAAGTCTCGGAAGAAGAGCTTGCAGACAGAGAACTCCTCATTGAACTCGTCCTCAATGGAATCGGTGGAAGCACTTTAGCAGAAGCCGAATTAAACATTAGTCATAAAGAGTTGATGGAATGGAGAGCCTATCGTCAAAAATATGGCTCTCTTTTCTTTGGTCGCCGTTTAGAGCAAAGCTTTGGAAGCTGGATGGCACATTACACAGGCTTCAAAGTTAAAGAGGGAACAAAAGTAGACCCTTATATATTTATGCCTCATGAAACGCCTCCAGACGATGACAATTCATTGTCATTAGAGGAATATCTAGAAAGGTTCCATAGTAACTAGCCCTGCCATAAGGTGGGGCATGTGACATTTACATACCGTTTTGTTAAATTGAAGAAAATTGAAAAACGGTGTGTAAATGAATAAGTTTTTAATTATTGTTATTCTGGGCTGTTTGTTACTTGGATGTGGAAAAACAGAACAAGAAAAACTCAATGACGAAAGGCAGAAACTCGACTTACAAGTGCAAAAAATTGTTAGAGATGTGTTAAAAGATGGTGATACAGCTAAGTTTCGTAATCAATGGGAGCTATGCGGTGAGGTAAATGCTAAAAATAGTTTTGGCGCCTATACTGGCTTTCAGCGCTACATAATCACAAAAGAAAAAATATACTTTGAAAATGATTATAACTCTGACCCAACATCTATAGCAGCCTTCAATCAAGTTTGGAATTCTGACTGCAAATAGCAGTAAACATTAATTTTTAAAGAACCCCGCTAATTAGTGGGGTTTTTTATTGCCCGGAGAAAAGTAATGGCCACAACCTCACTTGGCAGATTAACACTGGATCTAGTGGTTCAGACGGCTAGTTTTTCAGAGCCACTAAGTAGAGCTGAACGGCAGGCGCGAACATCGAGTCAAGGGATTGCTAATTCTTTAAATATTGCTGCTATTGCTGTAAGTGCATTGAGTGGAGCAGTGGCTGGGCTTTCAGTGGCTCAGCTTGTTAATTTTAGTGATCAAGTTATTCAGACTGGAAATGATATTCAAAAGTTTTCAAAACTTGCGAATGCTTCAGTGCGTGAATTTCAGTATTACGCCAAAGGGGCAGAAACTGCCGGAATTTCATTGGAATCTTTTGCAGATAAAATGAAAGATATGCAGGATCGTATAGGCGATTTTCAGCAAACGGGTGGCGGTCCTTTAGCTGACTTTTTCACAAATATCGCCCCTAAAGTTGGTGTAACGATTCAACAGTTTCAAAAGCTGTCCGGTCCAGAAGCGCTTCAACTATTTTATAACTCATTGGAAAAAGCTGGAGCCTCTACCAATGATATGAAATTCTACATGGAAGCAATCATTTCAGATTCTTCATTGCTTATTCCATTGTTAGAAAATGGTGGAGAAGGTTTTAAAAAATGGGGTGATGCTGCTGAGCGTGCTGGCGCAATTATGTCTGACGACTTAGTTAAAAGCCTAGCTCAAGCAAGAGAAAACCTTCAATTAATGGATTTGCAATGGCAGGGCGTTGAGGCAAGACTTGTAAATAGTGTTGTTCCTGCTATCGAAACAGTGATAGAGAATTGGGATGATATTAAAGCGGTAACTATTGCCGTATCTGCTGGCATCGCAACGAGATTTGTTCCTGCTTTGGTTGTCGCAACATATCAACTTGGCCAAACCGCTATTTTTGCAGTTCGTGCTGGTGTTGGTTTAGCAAGCTTTGCTAGATCTGCTGGTGCTACAGCTGGAGTCATGGCTTTACTTGGTGGTTCAGCCGGCATAGGTATGCTTCTAACACAGTTGGCCGTTGCTGGTGGCGCCTACTATCTGATGACCAAGCAGACTCAAGATGCTACAGGAGCTTTAGAGGACCAAGGTTTAGTTGTAGATGAGCTTAGAGATAAATACAAAAAACTGACCGCTTCACAGCTTGCTCTTAAAAGCATTGAGGCAAGTGAAGAAATCGAAAAGCAAACCAAAGATCTAAAAAGTCTTTTTACAGCTTTAGAACAATTTGAGAACGACTTAAAAGTTCAAGGTGATGCCAAGCAACTTAAAGGAATTCAGTTGTATCTTAATAGCTTGAAGGAGGGTGGTGATAAGGCAAAAAATGCTTTTGCGGAGCTTCAAAAACAAGGCTTGGTTAGTGAGAGTACACTTAAGTTTGTTGCAGAATTAGATACAAAAATTAATGCTGCTAATAACACTATAGATCGTCAAAAAGAGATCCAAAAATTAGTTAAAGATGCCACCAATGATGCAACAAAGGCACAGCAAGACCAAGCAAAAGCTGTCAATGAATCTGCAAGAGCTTGGATGTCTTTAACACAAAAACAGCGAGAATATATTAATCAGGCCAACAAGGATGCTTTGCGTGAGAAGTATATTCAGGAAAATATGCGTGTAGGCGGTTGGACTAGAGAGAAGGCTGAATTTTTTGCTGATGTTCAAGCTAATACCAATGAAGAAAATGCATATAAAATTAAATTGCCAAAAGCGGTTGCTGATGCAGCACTTAATAGCTTTAATCGCAAAAACTATACTTTTGGGAAAGCTGAGTTAGAGGCAATTGCTCGTGCGCAAGGTATTGCTAAGGCAAATAATTTTGCTCAGATTGAAAGTTTGTATGGTTTGCCTGCTGGAACATTAGCAGCCTTGATTCTTCAAGAGTCTGGAGCTAATGCCGGGGCAAGAAGCCATACCGGGGCAATAGGTCTTTTCCAAACAACGAGTGTGTTTAGAAAGCAATATGGACTTAATGCCAAAAGTTCTACTGAAGAAATTGCAACAGCAGCGGCTAAAGACTTGCAAAAACACTACCAAGACTTTGGTGATCGTGCAAAAGCCTTAATGGCCTACAATGCGGGTGCAGGCGGCTTAAGAACCTATTTAAAAGGTGGTCTATCAGATAGCAAGCGCAAAGAGGTTGCTGGTTATGTACCGGGTTTCCAGAAATGGTTTGCAGGTGTGAATGGTAAATCAAGTGTTGATAATTCAATTTTAATGCCTACACAGGCAGATCAACTTGAATTAATCAACAAAGCTGCCGAGTCTCAACAGGCTATTGATGAGGCAAGAAAAGAAGTTAACGCACGGTATTACACTGAAGCTCAACGACTTGCAAAGGAGCATCAAGATAATATTGATAAGATCACACTTGCGTACGCTGGTACACCGCAGTTAAAAGAAAAGCTTGCTCAAGAGAATGCATTATATGCCGCTCAAATTGCAAAACTTGAGTCTGATAAAAAGGAAGAGTACAACCAGTACTTTGCTTTTGAAACTGATCGAATCAAGCAGATTGAACAAAACTTTGATCGACAAAAAGAGTTAATCGACTCTAATGCCGAGTATGAGTACGGGAAATCGAAAAAAGCTTTAGAGATTAAAGCTGCTCTTGAGCGTCAAAAACAAGTTGAAATTGCTGCCGTAAAACGCGAAGAAGATGCACAAATTCAGTCGGCGTTTGAGGGTTATCTAAATCAGACTGAAATTGTTGTGAAGCGTTACCAACGTGAACGTGAAGAAATACTTCAAACTTATAGTTTAAGTAAACGTGTTCGCGAAGAGATGGCAAAATCTAAGGATTATGCAATTTTTGAAACTTTAAACCAAGCTTCTGACAGCGTCTTTCAAGTTGGTCAGAACTCTGCTCAATCTCTATTTAATAGACTTAATCCTGAAGAGTTTTCAAAGTTTAATTTGCAAAATCAATATTCTTCAGATTTCGGAGGACTCCAAACATCCTACAACGATGAAGTTGCTGGAATAAGTGCAATATCAGATGAGAATCTTCGCAATTCTATGCTTTTAGATGCACATGAGCAGTATTTGCAATCGAAAGCCGCACTTGATGCAGATTACGCACAAAAAGAGCGTGATTTGGATCAACAGAATTTTGAAACCAAGATGCAAGTTTATTCGCAAATTGCTGGAATGACTGGGCAGGTCTTTTCAGACATGACCGCACTATTAGAGCAAAGTGTTGGGAAGTCAAATGCACTTTACAAAACTATGTTCTTTGCCTCTAAGGCTGCTTCAATAGCTCAAGCAATTGTTAACACGGAAGAGGGAGCTACAAAAGCACTGGCGCAAGGTGGCGCTTATGGAAGTGTATTGGCTGGAGTTGTTAGGGCAACAGGTTATGCTTCAGTTGGTATCATGGCAGCTCAAACAATCCAAGGTATGGCCCACAACGGTATAGATAATATCCCGCGTGAAGGTACATGGCTTTTAGATGGTGGTGAACGTGTATTAAACCCTCAACAGAACAAAGATTTGACGAATTATTTAAATAATCGTCAAAACGGGTCTAATGAGGGCAATGTGCAAATTAGTCAGCAAATTACGTTTGCTGATGGAGCCGCAAGCGTCAATACACAAGGGCAAAAGCAAATTGCTGAATCTCTGAATAATGCAATGAACGATTGGGCTAGACGCGAAAGCCGTCAAGGTGGTGTCTTGTTTAATCTTGTGAGACGTTAATTACCCAAGTTTAACCACTTAAAACCAAATAAACCCACTCTCTTGAGTGGGTTTTTTAATGGGAGTACAAAAGTGAAAAAGTACATTATGACTTTTCTGCTTGCTTTATTGATTGCTGTAGTTTTCTACATAAGTGCAAATTTAATTGATTTTAATCTAATTGAATATGCAACGGGTTTCATCTTTGGATTGTCATTCACCCTCATTTTTAAAAAAGAATCTAAGAGTACTAAAATTGCTGACTTAATGGACAAGCAATTAAAAGAATGGGGAGTTCGTGAAAGTAGGCGGGCAGGTTTATTCGCTCCAGATCAAGATACGAAGGATCTAGAAAGTTGCAAAAAACGTTTTAAAGATAGTCCGGTAAGTATGAAAGTTGAGTGGTCAAAAAAAGATGAGTAATCGTAAATTCACTTGGTGCCAAGATTTAGAGGGTAATTCAGGTTCGCAGCGCTTTAATACGTTATCAAGCAAATTTGGCGATGGTTATGAACAGAATACTTCAATTGGTATTAATAACCGATCTGGTGAATGGACTTATCAAAGAACAGCTTATAAAGCTGAAATTATGCAAATCAAAGCGTTCTTCGATCAGCACAAGGGCGCGGACTCGTTTCTTTGGGATTCACCTTTAGATGGTGAGGTCCGAGTAAAAACAGGTGAATATCAACCCCGTTGTTTAGGTGGTGATGTTTGGCAAATCTCAACGACATTCACCCAAGTTTTTTACCCTTAATTTAAACCCCTTTAAAGCCCCTTTTTAGGGGCTTTTTTATGCGAGTAAGAAAATGACGATTCAAACAGTAAATCTTGGTTCGGCTCCAACTGGTGCAGGTGGTGACACGTTTCGCTCTACTGGCGCAAAAATTAATGAAAACTTTACTAACCCGAGCCATGCTGCAAGTCGATATGTGGGAACGCAACCGGGTAACGTGATGGAAGTTGGAGCCTTTGGCCTAGGTAAAAATATGATCCAGCTCCCTATGCCAAATGATACAGACAATTTATTGGGTGGTGGTTTTTACTATTATGATGTTAATTCATCTGCACAATGTTCTTGGAATGATGTGGGAACTAATTTTTTTGTGCTTCGTAGTAATTTTGCCAATAATCCACTTGGTTTTGAGTTAGGAAATCTACCCTATAACAATGCTTACTATCTAAGATGCTCAACTCCAAATGCAACTAAAAAATGGAATACCCCTGTATTAATTAGACATTCAGGTAATACCACAATTGATTCGAACGGTTTTCTCAAAGCCGCGTCACCAGTAGTTAAATTGTTTGCAGATAAAATTGAACCTAACGATGAAGCCGCAGAACAGCCACTTTCATTTGAGAAACTAGACATTGGGCATTATCTAGTAAAAGGGTCATCTGGTTTCGCTAAAGAAGGCTGGTGGATTGAAATTCCTACCGACACTCATGGCAATAAGATTTGTGCAGTTGAATATCAGACCTTGGAAAATGGTGATCTTGAAATTAAGACATTCAAGAAAAAGCTAAATGATGAAGGCGATATTGTT